GTCTCTCTTCCATTCAATTTCGATCCAGTGCTTTCCGAACCAAATCTCTATCATGGTCTTGAATCTGAAAACCCTGAACCATCCTTCGTGGTGATCCTCTGCGTCCTCAAATGTTCCAGTCAGAATGTTCATGGTTCCATCCTTCCAAAGTCCCAGCCGGTAATGTCAACAGAGAAGCCAACGATTGAGTCAAACGTATCCATAATCTCATCGCTGTGACCTGACTTGAAATAACCAAGCGTAAGGTGTGGCTTATATGGAATGTACGTCTGCACGCCCGGCAGCACAGCCAACTGCTCGTTAATCTCAAACAGAGCATCATCCTCAACCCTAACAACAAAGCAGTCGTAAGGCTCGTCAGGATATGGCGATGGGAAGATTTCAATATCGCTAATGTCTAGCGACCTTGGGAGGACAATGCTGTCGAGCACCTGCTTACAGTGCTTTTGACGAACCTTGGGATCGAGCGGTCCACGTGCAGTGACGTGCCACTTCTCCATAATGCCCTTCATCCAATACTTCGTAGGATCGGGAGACACGTACTGGAACTCGCGAATAGCATTGGGGTACTCGTCGCCATAAGGGCTGCTGGTGTCGATCATGACATACCCAGCGTTTGCAAAATCAAACAGGTCGTCGTAAAGACCCTTAAACTCATGCGCGTTTTTCATATTGCTCCTTAATCGAGTTAAATGTTTCCAGCCAGCGAACTGCTGATCGGTTGACCTTTTCGTGATACTCTTCTACGGTTCCATCATTGTTAAGATACTGATGGAAGTCTTGGTAATCATCTAGGCTTAACTCGCTAGCGTGGTTATTTGCTGGACCTATACCGGCCCTGTTAATTCTCCACAGGCACCCACCGCGCTCACGCACGGCCTCAGCCTCATTGGGGAAACGAACGTCGGTAATGACGTAGTTCTTATTTGGGTCAAGACCAATGAATGCAGAATCAACCCAGATGTTCTCACCTAGCACCTGCCTACCGGCCTCGGTACCAAGACGCTGCAACAGTTCTCTGATTTCCTGACCATATGGAGACTCCTTGTAACCGTCCCAACCAGCGTAATCAATTACGTCCCTGACTCGCATAGGCTCATTCTTGCCCCACAGGTGCCAGCCAATGTCATCAGACTTTAGATAAAGATTATTTGACACCAGCGGGTTCAGTGCATAAAGAAAGTCACGCAACTTGTCTGCAAATGCAATGCGTGTAAAACCATGCTGCTCTACGAGAACCTTCGCGGCCTCGTCCTTACCGCTACGGGCGTACCCGCTCAAACCAATAATCAACGCTCTTCCATTCCATTCTCACGTCGCAACTCATTAGGGCTGTAAAGACCCTCTACAAACTTAGCAATCTGGTCGTCCTCCCCAAGCAGGGGACGTATGTATGTATTTGAAGGTGCCCAATACAAACCATCAGCATATGGCTTTAGTGGCTGTGTAATAACCCCTCTTGCTGGGTCATCTGCTGGACGCTCGATAGCGTCACTCTTTACCTCTTCATACTTCCAGTGGAATGTCTCATCATCACAAGGATAATACTCTCCCTTGGCACCGCGCACGATCCACTGACCGGGAGAAACGTTAATCCAAGTGGTGTGCAACTTGTCGTAGACCTGAGCAACCCAACCCCCAACAGTTTTAGAAAGACGGAAGTTGCCTTCTGTCCAAGTGCACATATCGTCAAACGTTTCCTCGGCGCTGACGTATTGCAAAGCCTCAATCTCAACAATCTTTGTTCTAAATCTCTTTACTGTCACCTTTTACCATCCTTGGGTATGTAAATAAGAAAATCTGTCTGTCATCGCAATCGCTACAGTGATGCGGATATTTTGGAGGATTAGTAAGAAGCATCTTTCCATCTGGCGTATACTCACCGCCGCAATCGCAGTATCCTCTTACAATATGAACTTGGACCTCAGTCCTGACTTCCTTCATGAATAATCTCCGATTCTTGTACGATGCTTGCTTCCTGACCGGTAATATATACCAAGTCTGGAAAGTAGGGTTTTGAAGTATAACCGTTCAACTCACCGGCCTTGACATAATCAAATAGTTGATTGTCATACTGCTCGTGGAGTCCGTCACGGTCCAAAAGCCTCATGATCTTTCGTGCACCCTGAGGCGTGTAATACATCGACACCCCGCCGTAGTTCTGATATGCTCGACACAACTTTGCAGAAACAGACATTGTTTCGTTGTCATAAAGGTGGTCAGAGTCGCGTGGAATGAACAACGCGAAGAAATCAGCATCATCGGGTAGTTGCTTGATCCTGTCAAAGAACTCTGGGACAAAGTTAGCGTGCAAAAGTGCATCGTCCTCAAAGGTCACGATGGGGTACTCGTGAGCAACAGCCAGAGCATTGAGCACGGAGAACCAGATACCCAGTTGTCCTGCTCGCTCCAACTTACCCGGCTCGATGTGGATAGCATAGCGGGTGGTGTTCAACTTGAACTCTAGCATCTTAGGATCGGTGCAGTCAACAGCCAAGTTGTGAAACTCGTCCCACTTATCAACCTGATATCTAATGGCATTCTTGTAGTGGAGACGAGTGTCGTTAATTGAAAAGATAGTATAAATCACTTGATGAACTTGAACTTTCTTAGGTACCGGTAGATTGTCATATGCGAAACTCCGCACTCTGCTGCGATCTGCTCCGGTGTCTTTCTATCGTGAAGATAACGTCTTCTCAACCATACTTCACTCTGATAAAACTTATTAGGCAATGCGCTCATCCGGTTCTATTAGTTCTCCATACCCGGCGTCTGGGTCGATCCACCAAACACACAAGTCCTTGGATTGGGCATACTTGATGCAGTTGAAAGTACCGCCCTTTTTCGTGCCGTCCCAAACCGCAATAAGCAACTCAGCACGATCAACCATCCACTCGTTGCGGTTGTGGTAAACCCATGGGCCACGGTACTTCACAGAAGGATCGACATTAACCACTTCTACAGCATAGTTCATAGCCATCATATAGTTATAGTCGTCGGCAATCCTAGGCTTGTGTCCAGCCCACGGACGAGCGGAGACGAATGGGATTTCCATTCGATATGCAACTTTGGCAGCAAGTAGATCAACTCCTGCTGCCATGCCCTGAATTACCTTTGAGACCTCTAGTTCGTTATAGGCATCTTCCAGCGCCTTTTCTACAAGGCTCATGTCCTTGATGCGCTCGGGGCGGTGCCCGGTAATCGCTACAGCAGTCATTTCTCTAGACCTTCCATGCGCCAGTTCAAATTCTTGAACTTCTTTCGCCAAGCATTTCGCTTGCCTCGCAGCCTCTCAATTTCTCGACTCTGGCTATCAATATGACTAATCAGTGCTGAAACCTCATAGGGCTGCAATGTCATGCGCTCGCTATACATACTTGCGCCGCGCATGTTTTCTAGCAACTTCTCCATAATTACTCCTTACGAGTTAGTTTATTGGCGGCATAGTAGGCTACACCTACCGCGTCTCCGATGTTATCAGACCCAGACTCGATTGTAAAGTACCTACGGGCGAAGTCTAGGGTGCGCTGCTTTCGCATTAGTCTACCGGCGTTCTGGTACCACGACGCACTCTTACCGGGATTGTCAGCCTTCAACTTTGCCTTTTCAGCAGCCTTCAAGTTGGGGTTACCAATAAATGACTGCCATGTGATCGGAGGAACCTCAACGACCTCGGCACCATTCTGCATTAGTACAGACATGACAGCACCGTATACATATGCCAAAAGGATTGCCGTCTTAACGTTCTTAACGGCAATCGCTGCTTCAATGGCTACGTAGTCTGCTCTGAAACCTTCCGCGCCCATGATATCAGACGAGTCTAGGAGCGCCTGAGTTTTTACTCGTGCATCCTTTAGTCGCTTGAAAACATTGTCGCCTTCAAAGAAGATTTCGCCACAGTAGAGGGGCTTGTCTCCCTCAAAGCATGCGTATGCAAGTGACTTCGTTGAACAGTCAATTCCTAGCGCCCTTACTACCGGCGTCTTCGTCGCCCTGTCCCACTTACTCATATGATCGCATCCAATACTGTCTTTGTGCGGCTAACCTCAGCGGCTGCCTCGCACTTAGCGCAAAACTTTGACTCGTTGTACCTTGACAAAAAGGTACCACAGTGAGGCGTCTTGCAAACCCTCTCAGCACCGTTCATTCGTGCTTTGTCTTCGTAGTAGCGCTCCATCAATCGTGCATTGGTGGCTCGCTTGCAGCACTCGTCGGTGTGGTAAATCTGGTTATGCTTTGCTGGCGTGAAGACGACACCACACTCGCCCCACGCACAGACTCTTTCAGTCTTCGCCATTGCTATCCTTCAAATACTGAATAGCCGTGTTTAGAACCTCGATATTGTCGCCAGCGAATCCTAGCATCTTATTGCACTCGTGGCACAACAGACCTCGGACCTTGCCTGTGGTGTGGCAATGATCGACGCACAATGGAGTCTTTGGAAGGCGGCAGATAGCACAGGAGTTACCCTGTGCCTCTGCCATTGCCTCATATTCGTCCAAAGTAATACCGAAGTTAAACTTCAAGGCGTTATTCTTCTTTTTCCTAGACCACTCAGGATCGTTCTTCCTGCGTGCCCTAGACCATTCCAAGTGGCATTGCTTGCAGTGTGGGGCATACCCATCCTTGCTGGCAGAACGCTTGTAGAATTCTACAAGAGCCTTCAACTGCTTACACTTGCCACAAATCTTATCCGTAATCAAATCTTGGCAACTACCATCGGTTCGATGGTAACTGTTCCTTCCCCAAGATTCTCCCAGCACTCACGCTTGA